CTTAAGCTTTGGTGGACCCCATTGTTGTGGAACGCCACACACATCATGCACATCAGTCGACAAAATAGATGGTACAACTTCACTTTTCTGTTCCGAGCGAAGGTTTGTCGACCCATACAATTCCACAAACGCTTCATTGGTCAAGCTCTGGAGATATTTTGCTTTGGGATTCACTTTGTCGTTTTTCAAAACTGGTTTTCCCATTTGCATCTTAGGTATTACTGATGCTTCAGCAGACAAGATCCCTGCATTCTCGTTGAGCCATGTAAAACATGCTTCCAAATCGCTTTTGATAACTGTCTGACAAATACCCCTATGTTCCACCTCATTTCCGCCAATATGAAACCCTACAATGCACGGACGTTTAGATTCATTGATAATGGGGCTCATACACGAACCTTTACGAGCAAGCCGAGAAATATACGATGCTCCATGCACAACAATGGAAGTATGTTCAACTTTTCCAAAATTTGGTGAAATCTCGAGCACAGACTTTTCTCCTGCACTATCACATGTAACCATCTTCGCCATACATGGACCCTCTGGTAATACGTCAGGTAACCATTGTGTTTTAGTGGCAATATCAGGGCAATTTGGAACAAAACAAGCCAACAAATCGAGATGCTCAAAATCATAACAACAATTTGGATTGATCGCCACAGAAAATTTACCACCAGGTCTATCACTTCGGGTAACCACACATTTGGCAAGTCGAGTAACACCATTGTGCAAATCATTGTTCTCGCACAAAATGTGACGGGGAAAAAGCATGACAGATTTACGAGGAAAAAACACATTGCAACTATAAGTTTTCCCATTATCAAGGGTAAAACTTCCCCATGCCAAATTTGAAAGAATGGAGGCAACTGCTTGCGTTGGTGTCGCTCCAATTGGCGTGGTAGTGTTCTTCATCTTAAGACCCAGCATCGGCATCAGAGAACCCCTCCAATCAGCGAGCTTGTCTATTGCGGATATTGACGAAGCAACAAGACCATGCGGTTCATTAGTTTCTTTCACTTCCAATGCATTGCGAGTAGTCATATCCTCTTCCGTACCACGATCTGCAAAACCTGCTTCATACGCTGCGACAAGATCACTTGCAGTGTATGTAGGCTTCTCTTTCCTTTGATGACGAAAATGATTCCATAACATCATGGCACTAGCTGCAGAAATCAAAGCAGCCGAAATTGCTCCAGGAACTTTCCAAGAATCGCGCAAATGTTTAGCATAATCATCCAATGAATTTCTCTGATTCTCAAGCATATCCATGTATGTCACAAACTGCGTATGCATCTGCTCTTCACAAAACAAAACTATGAAATAACAGACCACGGTATAAAGGAAAACACCCAACAAACCGTAGAAAAAATATACAAATGGCAACAATGGCAGGAACATCATACGAATGAACTGTTGGAATCGATGCAAATCAACGCAAAAATTGCGTACGAATCTCTTGCGAACCCAACGCTGATACAGATCAGACCTGAAAATGACTCGTGGTGTCCACTTTACGACAAACGGTATGCGATGATTCATTTGCTCTTCAACGAGTTCCATGATTTGAGATGTGGGTAACATATTCCAAATGAAAAAATTGAAAATAGAACGTGTAGGAATTATGCTTGAAACCAAACGTCCAAAAAACAGACGTATTGCATCATAAAAAGCCCATCTCACAACGGTCTCAACCATATGAGGAACATTCTCGTGATAAGCATTGCAGGCAGGACAATCGTATATCTCCGTGCACCCTTCCTCAGGGGACACTACACAACCTCCAACTTCGTATTGTCGTTGCTCAGTTTTCTTGTTTGCTTTCTCTTCAGATGTCAAATCACACCAACACATGTCTCCAAAAAGGTTACACTTGGCACAACATTCCATCTTCTCAAGCGCTTTGTTCTTTTCAACTTCCTTATCCTGATTCACTTTATGACGACGACCAAGATAGGTGAGCACTCTCAAATAATCGCGTAAACCAATGTTCTTGCAAATGAGCTCTTCACCGTCAATGTTAAGTTTCAGAACATGATATCCTTGCGCTCCTGGAATAACTTGTTCCACATCAAAATTCCAAACGTCTTGAATCTTGTATGGATCAGCAGCACCAGCCAAATCTGGATGATAAACATTCAAACTTTTCCCACCTTCTACGCGATACTTTTCTTTTACACTCGCAGAAACATGGAAAAAACGACGTAAAACAGC